CGCGTCGAGTCCTTCGGATTGACCATTCGAAGATTACTGCTGATCCGTTCATTCCGACCCAGAATGCCAAGGTTTCCATGAGTTGTTACATGGTCTTTGACATTCCTCCGGCCGGATATACGAACACTCAGCAGTTGGACGTTTACACGGGCTTTAAAACCCTGTTCTCGGCCACTTCGGATGCAGCAATCACCAAACTTCTGGGCGGTGAGAGCTGAGATAAACTCTGACGCTACATATAAAATTGTAGCTGTCATCACCGGCTTTGCCTATGTTACGACAAAGGCGGTGTTGATTTATCTGTTGGCTAAAGGCAATCAGGTCTATATAAGTCCTGAGAGCTTTTAGCTGGTTGAGGGCTTCAGGCTAAGGATGGATTACCCCCTATTTTACTAGGAGGAACCATGAAAAGCCCGATGCTACTCTGGAAACGGATAGCGGAAGAGTCTGCTATCCTGTGCTGCACATGCGCCACGCGTGACGTGAACTACGTCACGCGGCGGTACGAACATGAGGGGATGTCGTTTTTAACGATATCCCTGCCATCCTTTGGAAAGGACTTCGAAAAAAGTCTTGACCTTAGGAGGGCGGATCGCAACCTGTATCAGGGTTTTCCCTGGCAGGCAGGTCTCCCCCGTTTCCTCGGAGGTTTCCTCGATCTTGTGTTCGACCGACGTAGTGGTGTGTTACTCGATGATCCGTCCATCGATGCAATAATTTCCATTCGTCAACTAACGTTGATGTATGGAAAAATTCTTCTTCCGTGCAGCGATGCTCGGGAGAAGAAAGCGATGGATGAATATGTCGAGTGTGAGAGGGATGTCAGAGTTTCTGATTCCAAGATCTCGAACCAGCAATGGTTCGATTTCAGTAGAATCGGAAATCTTCTTTTTCGGGATGCTTTTCAGCGTGTGGACCGTGAGGTCTACGACAATGAACTCATTCCGAAGCATGGCCCAGGTGCTACAGCTGATAGGCTTCGTGGAAACGCGAAGTTCTCTCAGCTAACCTGGCCACGCCGGCTGGAAACGTTGTTCCCTTTCGGGGAATTTTCGTTGCCCAACTGGAAGTACTTTGACGTATTGTCAAAGGTTGACATCCTCGAACCTAGGGACGAGATACCCGCAAGGGTTATCTCTGTCCCCAAGACGCTAAAGACACCTAGGATAATCGCAATTGAGCCCACGGCTATGCAATATAGCCAGCAAGCTCTTGCGCGATCGATCCTTGAATCGCTTCGAGATATAGACTATCTTGACTCGATGCTCGGCTTCCGCGACCAAACGCCTAACCAGCGTATGGCGCAGATAGGCTCCCGTGAGGGTAGCCTAGCCACGCTCGATCTGAGCGAGGCTTCCGACCGTGTCTCTAATGAGCATGTACGGCACCTTGTGTCTCATTTCCCGTATTTGCATGCGGGTCTTGATGCCACAAGGAGCCGGAAGGCTCATGTAAATGGCCATGGCGTATTACGTCTGGCCAAATACGCGTCGATGGGTTCAGCGCTGTGCTTTCCCGTGGAAGCCATGGTCTTCTTGACCATGATCTTCGTGGGGATTGAACGAGCGCTTAACACATCGCTTTCCCGTAAACTGATTTATCAGTTTATGGGCTTGGTGCGAGTCTACGGGGACGATATCATCGTTCCTGTAGAATGTGTACCTCACGTGATTGATTCACTTGAATCCTTCGGGATTCGAGTGAATACAGGCAAGTCCTTTTGGAACGGTAAGTTCCGAGAGTCTTGCGGGAAGGAGTATTACGATGGGCATGACGTTAGTATCGTCAGAGTCCGTCGTGAACTACCTTCCTCACGTGAGCGCGTCGCCGAGGTTATTTCACTCGTTTCTCTCAGAAACCAGCTCTACGAGCATGGTTACTGGAGGACTTGTGAAGCGTTGGATGAGTCGATCCGGAAATTGATAAAACACTTTCCGGTCGTCTTACCAACGTCCCCGGTAGTAGGTCGTCATTCTTTCCTCGGTTATTCCGTGGAGAGAATGAGTGATGATACGCATAGCCCTTTGGTTAGGGGCTATGTAGTCAGCGCCCAACCACCCGAAGATTATTTGGATGGTTACGGTGCCCTACTTAAGTGCCTCCTCATGTTGGAGCAGAAATACGGAAGTAAGCCTCTGAGCAGAGATGCTACAGAGCTTTCCGAATTTCCAACCATCGATGAGGTTGGCGGTTTGCCAGCCGTCAATGCTGAGCACTTAGAACGCGCAGGGCGTCCTCAGTCCGTCGCACTGAAGCTGAGGTGGG